GGTCTCAACATTCAGGACATGTCGTTCCGGTTCTGGCCCGCGATGTGTTCGGGTCTGGCCTACTACTTGTCTATGAAGATCACCGGGGCTGAGTCACGTACGCAGGTTCTTAAGATGGCGTACGACGAGGATTGGCAACGCGCGGCAGACGAAGACCGCGAGAAGGCGGCGATTCGATTTGTTCCCCGTGAAACATTCTTGCGGTGATCCATGCCGAATCGGTTTTCATCTGGCAAGTTTTCGATCGCCGAGTGCGATCGATGTGGGTTCCGGTACAAGTTGTCGGAACTCAAGAACCTTGTCATCAAGACGAAAAATGTCAGTATCAAGGTCTGTCCGTCGTGTTGGGATCCGGATCACCCGCAGTTGCAGTTGGGTCTGTATCCGGTCAACGATCCGCAAGCGGTGCGAGAGCCTCGCAAGGACATTAGTTACTACACCGCGACAAGCGTAAACGGCGGTGACGGTGGTAGCCGTATCTACCAGTGGGGATGGAATCCGGTCGGGTACCGGACATCGTTTTTGCCTGAGACGCCTAACGATCTAATCGGCGTCGGTGGCGTGGGTACGGTTACTATAGCGTTCTCCTAGGAGAGTTAGATGAAGAAGCACGACAAGCATCACGACGGCAAAAAGCACATGGCGGCGGGTGGTGTCACTGGCGAAGCCATGAAGAAGTATGGGCGCAATCTCGCCCGTGCGATGAATCAGAAAGCCGCGTCGCATAAGAGCGGCGGTCGGGGGCGGTAATGAGCAACAAATGGCAGGATTTTAAGTATTTCGGGTGGGATGAACCGAACCCCATCGGGAAGTACAAGCAGCCTATGAAGAACCCTCGGTTCACCGACGGTCAGGGCTACGAGTCTGATGAACTCGACCGCATGGGCACCAAGACCTACGGTCGTTGGGTGCGCCCGTTGAACGGCGACAAGAAGGAACGCCTTGAGATTCGTGGTTGCAAGAACACGACTCGCGGCAAGCACTTCTACGAGGATCACCAAGAGCGCGATCAGGTTCGTACTAAGGCTCGTCCGGGCAAGCACGAGGACTGATAGACCATGCAGGTCATCTACAGCACGTCGTCGTCTGCGACGAACAACTTGTACACGATGATTCAGAACTACTGTGAATCGTCGGAAGCGTCGTTCGTTGCGAACATACCGAACTTTGTACAGTTAGCGGAAGAGCGGATCTATAACTCTGTTCAGCTTCCTGTCATCCGACAGAACGCGACGGGTACGATGACTGCGGGCAATCAGTACCTCCAGTTGCCTTCCACGGTCGGCGGTGTGCCGGTGTCTTGGCTGTCGATCTTCTCGGTCGCGGTCATTAACCCGAACAACATCGCGGGTAACATCAGTCAGGCGTTCTTGCTCGACAAGGACGTGAACTTCGTTCGCCAGTCGTATCCAGACCCTACGATCACCGGTACGCCGCAGCACTATGGCGTGTTTGACTCCAGTACGCTGATTCTTGGCCCTACGCCGGATCAGAACTACGCGGTCGAGATGCACTACTACGGTTACCCTGCGTCCATCGTGACGGCAACCAATACATGGTTGGGCAATAACTTCGGTGAAGTATTGCTGTACGGTGCGGTGCGTGAAGGATACGTCTACCTGAAGGGTGAGACGGACATGGCACAGAAGTACGACCAGATGTATCAGGAAGGCATGGCGCTGCTCAAGCAGCTTGGCGATGGCAAAGACCGTCAGGACGCGTATCGTTCTGGTCAGGTCAGGGTTAAGGTCACATGAGTGGTATCACGCAATGTATGACCACCTCGTTCAAGGTGGACTGTTTGGGCATCGTGTCCAACGCCAAGATCGCGTTGTACTTAGTTGCCAATGGCGCGGCGTTAGATGCGACCACGACAGCGTACACCGCAACGGGCGAGACCACGGGTACCGGCTACACTGCCGGTGGACTCGCGTTGACCATAGGCACAGCGCCGACATCTAGCGGTACGACGGCTTATTTGGGCTTCAATAACGTCTCGTGGCCCGGAGCGTCGTTCAGCGCGGACGGCGCACTCATCTATAACTCGGTGACGGGACACTCTATCGCCGTGTTGAACTTCGGCGGTACCAAGACCGTTACGTCGGGTACGTTCACAGTACAGTTCCCCGCTGCCGCACCGGGGACTGCAATCGTTCAAATATCCTAGGGGTAGGCTATGAGCAGTAAGCGTTCTAAAGAGGGTTATCTGATCATCGACCATCGGGCAACAGAACCTGTTCCTGATGAAATCATGGTAAAAGACGGACTTCCTCCCGGTTCCGGTCGTGGAGTGTTTGAGTCTGCAACGTATACGTGTTCGCATTGCCAATATGTAGTAGTGCTAAACCCTAACCGTACTCGGGAACGCGAGTACTGCCGTGGTTGCGACAGTTATATTTGTGACGGTTGCGGACTACTTAAAAAGAATGGCGCTCCGTGCAAAACGTACGCGCAAGTTATAGACGAGGCTCATGAGGCCGCGTTGAGATTAACAAATTCTGGTTTGATTATTTCTTAAGGAGATTTGCAATGGCTAAGTATTCAGCCCAATACTCTTCGGTTCCTTTTGCAGTTACGGCCCTTGGTTCGAGTATCAGCACGACTGGTACTAATGCGTTTATGGCGTTGATCGGCGGTGTTGCTACCGGCGGCCTCAAGGTCAGCGAGATCTACATGGGTGGTGAAGCCGCTTCATCCTCGCAGGTGGCTTCGATGGCGTTTAGTCGCGCGACCACGCTTGCTGCGACTCTGACCGCAGGTTTCGCGACCATCATCTTAACGGATATTTTTGCGTCCCCGCCCGCGACCGCTCCTTCGGTGGGCACTCAGTGGACTACGACGACGGCTCCTGTCGCTAGCGCTAACGCACTGCTCCACTTGTCGTTCAACGCGTACGGCGGCATCGTGCGTTGGGTGGCATCGCCTGATCAAATGATTACGGCGTTCGGTACGGCGGCGTATACCAACGGTACGCAGGGTACGGGTGGTGAACTTATTTTGACGCAGATTGCGGGTACGGCTTCGACGATCTCGGGTCATATTCTGTTCGAAACCCTGTAAGAGGAGAACGCCGTGGCAGCAAACGGGTTAATGTACACGGCGTCGTTCAACGCCACGTCTGGTTTTGCGGGCGGTACAGTACAGGATCTTTGGCAGATCACTGCTTCTGCCACGGCATCCATCCTCATCCATTCGTGGCGCGTCACGATGCTCCCGGTGATTACATCGGGCGTGGCGCAGGACTTGCGGTTCAATCTTCAAATCCTTACGCGTTCTGGTACGGCGGGTACCGGCGGTACAGCGGTTACTCCTGTTCCGGTAAACAAACGCAATACGGTAACGGCTACTTCAGTATGGACTCGTAACGTAACTGCTGTAGCTACTGCGGGTAGCATTATCTCCAACGACTACGTATCAGTCGTTGTACCGTACGAACGTGTCTATACGCCGGATCAGCGTATCGTGCTTCCGGCTGCGGCGTCGGGATCGTTCCTTTCGTTGTATATGCCTACACCTCCGGGCGCTACAGTTGTTGGTTGGTCAACTGAAGTCTATTTCGAAGAGATCTGAGGGTATGTCATGGGCGCGGCAAATGGTTCGATGTATGTCGCGTCCTTTGGGCCTAACGTCATTCAGGCTGTTGCTCAAGACCTGATACAAATCTATCCATCGACAAATGACGCGCAAACCACTGTCATTCATTCGTGGAAGTTGACCGTAGTTCCGTTAGATAAGTCGGGCGTAGCTCAAGATGACCGCATGACTTTGCAAGTCGTGCGGCGCAGCACCCTGTCAACAACGGGCGGTGCAGTTGGGTTTTTGGGAACGCAATTTATTACACCCACTCCGTTGCAGCCTAAATCGGGCACGGCGGTGACTAACGTAGAAACTAACTTAAACGTACTGGGTACGTTAGGTTCAGTGATTGAGTCTGACACTGTGTCGGTGATGTATCCGTGGTCGCGTACGTACCGCGAAGATCAACGTATACCTATCGTAGCGGATGATGGTGTGACTTATCCGTCTCTGCCCGTTTGCTTATATTTGGCTACGCCACCCAGTACGTGGTATTTGATGAGCGGCGAAGTTGTCTTTGAAGAATTGAGCACGTAACGATGGCAGCCGTTACGTTTGTCCGATCTACCGCAGGATCGACAACCACTTCAGCAACTTTAACGCTTACCGTTACAGCGCCTACAGTCGGTGATTACCTTGTTGTCTCGGTGTTCGGCACGACATCGAACTCAACGGGGCCGCTCAACGCGGACCTTTCTACCGCAACGGTTACCGATAACGCGACGGGTGGAACAAACACCTACACGCGACAAACGGCGCTGTATAACAACACCGTTGATTCGGTCAGCAACTTTGACTCGGCGGGTATCGCGGTCTTTCTGGCCCCGGTATCGCGTACCAACGCAGGTACGTTCACCGTCACGATCACAACGTCCATTAACACGACTGCCAACAATGGGTACTCGGTTGGTGCGGTCGTATCGGAATGGTCAGGCGTTGCAGGCTCGGAAGGGTTCTCAACCCTCAATGCGTTAATCACAAACCCTCATGGATACAGCGCGTATCCCACGTTGACTGCAACACTTCCCGGTGATGCGCTTGTCACTAGCCAAGTATCAAGCGGCGATACGGCGGCGGCGTTTACGCAGGGCTTGGGCATCACAAGTGTCTTTTCCTCATCCGGTACGTCGGTTGAGTACGTTTCCGTTACCAATGCTCGGCAGGTCAACGGCACGTTCCTGTTCTCGCCTGTCAACGATCCGAGCGGCGGCACGACGTTTGTGGGTATCGCGTTACTGCTCAAGTCCACCAACACGGCGGTAGCGTCTGTTGCGGGGCATAACGTCGAGTTCTCGCCGCGCGAGTTCCCGTTACAAGCCTACGATGCTTGGAACGGCTTCCCACGCCCCCCGGCTACCTATAACGGGTTGATGTTCAATCGTACGGCGGCAGCGGCCCCCGCTACGGTACCGATACTGCTTCAGGGTAAGGATTTTCAGAATCCTATTGTACGCCCGCCTCCGGTTTACGTGCCGCCCGACGTACTTACGGTACGCAAGATCTCGGCTCCGTTTAACCAGACCGACTGGCAAAACCCTGTCGTATCCAGAGCCTCGGCGGTAGTCCATGCGTTTGCAGGGTCTGTACTGACTCTACTGGCCGTAACGGCGACGCCCGTACCGTTTACGCTCAGAGCAAAAGACCTACCCAATCCGATTACTCGTATTGCGGCGCAGCAGGACGTTGGGTCTAACAACACGATCCGGCAAGTCGCGCCGCCTGTCCCGTTCAAACCGGTAGACCTGCCGAACCCGATCACTCGGGTTTCACCTCTCCCCGTACCGCCCGACTTCTTAACCATCCAGAAGATCGCAGCGCCGTTCGGGCAAACCGATTGGGCTAATCCAGTCACGCGCACCGCCGCGCAACAGGATCCGGGAGCGAACTACACGCTCCAACAAAAGGCTCCTGTACTTGCGCCGCCGTTCAAGCCCGTTGACCTGCCTAACCCGATCACGCGGCTCTCACCCCTGCCAGATTCGCCCGATTTCATGCGGTATCTGGCGGTACCGGGGCCGTTTAAGCAATCGGATTGGCTCAACCCGATCACAAGGATCTACCCGCAGCCTGACGTTCTGCCTAATACAACTATTAGGCAAGTTGCTCCAGTCCTAGCCCCGTTCGTACCGGCGGATCTTCCAAACCCGCTTACACGAATTGCGGCGCAACCTATCCCGCCGGACTTCCTGACGATTCGGTCGATCTCGGCTCCGTTTAACCAGACGGACTTCCCGAATCCGGTTACGAGACTTTCGGCGCAGCCTGTGCCGCCGGACTTCCTGACGATTCGGTCGATCTCGGCTCCGTTTAACCAGACGGACTTCCCGAATCCGGTTACACGAATTGCGGCGCAGCCGGTACCCCCAGACTTCTTAACTCTGCAAATTTTGAGTCCGCCAACGCGGATGACGGATTGGCCGAACCCGACTACGCGGGTGCCGCCACAGCATGAGGTCGGGGCGAATTACACCCTGCGGCAAATAGCACCGGCAGCGCCGACACCGTTCAAACCGGCGGATTTGCTGAATCCGTTTGTTCGTGTTGCAGCACAGCAGGACGTTGGGGCGAACTACACTCTCCGACAGGTCATAGCCCCGACTCCGTTCAATCAGACCGACTGGCCCAACCCGCAGTTCCGGGCACCGCGCGGCATCACGTTCGATCCCGCGTATCTGCAACCGCCCCCGTTGGTCATCGTACTTGTCACAGGCGTATCAGGTTTTGGTACAATCGGGCAAGTTTCGATCCAGATCACGCAACTCTGGAATCCGGTCAATGACTCTCAGACTCCCAACTGGGGTGTACTGCCGGATACACAGACGCCGAACTGGATCCCGGTCGTTGACGCACAGACCCCCGGATGGACTGTCGTTAGCGATCCGCAGACGCCAAACTGGACTTCAGTTAGCGTCGCGCCGACAACTGCTTGGACAACGATCAGCGACGCGCAGACTCCGAACTGGGTAGCCGTCAATGATACGCAAACGTCGAATTGGGTTGCAGTTACAAATTCGCAGACTCCCAACTGGGCTGCTGTCGGGGATACGCAAACGCCAAATTGGTCAGCGGTCAACAGCACAGCACCTCAGTATCTGCTACTTGAGAACGGCAACCGGATTCAATTAGAGAACAGCTCTGGTGATATAACGCTAGAGGGTTCTCAGTGGACTTCGGTTAACGACGGGCAGACTCCAAACTGGAAGTGATCAATGGCTAGTACCTACTCCCCCAATCTTCAAATCACCCTGATGGGTACTGGCGATCAGTCAGGAACATGGGGTGCCACGACCAATACCAATCTGGGTACCGTGATCGAACAAGCCATCACGGGTGGCGGTTCGTTTGCGTGTTCGGGCGGTACGGATACGATCCCTGCCATCAGTCCGGGCGTATCGTCCACGGCGCGGAACATCTATCTCACGTTGACGGGTACAGGCGGCGGCACAGTGAACTGCCCTGCGGTCAGCAAGTTGTACTTCGTCTACAACAGCACCGCATCTGCCATTACGTTCAAGACAGCTTCGGGAACAGGTATCAGCGTTCCG